ATCAGGCCCCGCAAGCCAGGACACTTTCTGAATGCCGTCACGGCCATACCGGGACAGAGCCCCACGGTTGAGAGCATACATAACCTCAGTCCGTGCGATCCGTTCTGCCCGAGACTGACCATTCCCAGGACTGGAGTCCACGTATTTTGAAATCCGGGCTACGAGTTGATCGATCCCTTCACCCTTGATCATACCCTCAGTCAGTTCAGAAATAATGCCCTTTTTTGTTTCTTCGGTCAGCCCTTTCACCAGACTGGCATTCCGCTCAATAAGAGCGTCTATAGCTTCCTGATTTATCGGGATATAAATCTCACTTGCTTCTGTCATACCCTGCCTTTTTCATCTGCAGATCTGCGAATGTCTGCCCCTGCTGCCACCATTGAGGCACCTGTTTCTTCAGCAGTTTTCGAGCGTCTTTCATCATGTCCGCCTGGTACTTGTCGATCTGTTTGCTGATCTCTGCCGGTCGGTTGTGGTACTCGCGAATAATGACCAGGCACCCTCTGACGAACTTGTCATGGTGCCGTTTGAGGTCGGCTTCATACGAGCTGACCAGCCGGTTGGCCTGTGTCGGATCACGCCTGCTCTGCCGGGACCGCCGAGTAGTTGTCTTCTTCGTCGCCATATTCTGCCTCGTCAATGCCAAACTGTTCTTTTACCCATTTCTGCGGTAATACGCTGAACTGGTCGAGCGGTGTGGCCTGCATGATCTTCGCTATCCACTCTGCTTTCGCTGCCTCGTCCTCTGGGGACACGTCCCTGAACTGGATCCATACCGCCCCAGGCTGTCCGGTGATTCGGTCAATCAGCTGGCGGTTGTATGCTCTGGCTACCCGCTGCTGTATCGTGCTAATCTTGTCGAGAAACGCTTTCATCCGCACGTTTGCAGTTGCCTCGGTTGAACCACGGCCTAACCCTAACACCTCCTCCGGCACCCCGAGAGCACAGGCCACCCGCTGCAGCATAATGTTGCTGTATGTGTCTGCGTTCTGAATGCCGGACACATCGAGCGGTTTGATGACTACATCGTGATGCGTGACGTAATCGGTTTTCGCGTCCTGTTTTTCAATCTGTTTCTTTACATCCTCAAGGTCAGCGGCCGTTGCCCGGTGCTCGTCTGACCCTATGGCCCACTGGTTTTTCGGGGTGCCGTGCCGGTGAATCGCCTTGGTGATGCTCTCGATGGTGTCACAGTCCCGGTTAATGTCGTCCTCTGCCCGGTCCATGAGCGAAAGCCCGTATATCTGACCGGGTATGTGAAACAGGCTGAAGCTGAGCATCCTGTCAGGCTCAATCTGAATCTCTTCATCCGTGAACCCGGTCCGTCCAGGCACAAACTGTGAATAACTGATGACCCGGCCGTACTCGTCGCAGTTTTTGCTGAACGTTGACGGGTCCCGTGAGACGATACCCCATATACCCTGACCGGTCCGAGTAGGTATAATCTCCTGGTATGCATCGCCTGCAAGAACTGCAGACAAAATCCCGTCTGCGAAAATCTGATCCATGTCTACCCACGGCTGATCGAACCATGCCTGCACCTGCTCTTTCAGCCGTTCTGCACCGCTCTCGCATACCAGGTCATACCCGTTTGTGAGTGCGAATAATGCATATGTATCAATAGCATCCGCAACCGGCCCGCCCCGCTCATACATCCTGAGCCATCGCTCGACTTTCTTTCTCCGGGTAGCGTTGTCGTCTCTGCCATTCCGTGCGAACGGGTTTTTCTCATCCTTCCCTGGGACGACCCGGCTCACCGGGTCCGGGTCTTTTGCGAGTAGTCTGATTAGTCGTTTTCGTATGTTCACCATGTTCGGTTCGCTCCTCCTATGTGGAAGCCGCCACGGTTGCCCTTGAGCGTGTGCGTATGAATGGCATACCTAAGGGCGTCCATGCAATGATCCCTGAACTTCACCGGGTCCTCTAATACTCTCCCGTCTTTGTCGGTTCGATACGAATAGCCCCGGATCTCTGCGATGAGGTTCTGACTGTCCTGATGAATGAATAACCTGTGCCGTTTTACCGCATCAATGCCGTCAAGAACCGATTTGTCAGCTGGTTTAATGTTGAACCCGGCAGAGCGGATCTCATGAATCCTGGCCGGTTCGGCTGCATCTGCATAGATCAGGGCACCATCAGGTAGGATCTCGCGAAGAATAGAAATTAAGTCGGCGTTTGTCAAGCCTGACTTATACAAGAGTTCCCGGATGTAAACGAGCGAATCATAAACGCAAACCTCAACAAGAGCGGTTGGGTTATTGAACCCGAAGTCAAGCCCGTAAAAGAGATCGCCGCCTTTCGGCCAGGTGTCAGTTATTTCGTAGTTCGTATAAATGACGTTTTCAAGAACGCCAGGCTCACCGAGTGCATAGATCCGGTAATAGTTCTGATCCTGGTTGATCAGGTTCTCAAGTTCGCTGATGTATTCCGGCGACAGAAACCGAATATTGTCTTTGTAGGTGGAATGGTGGATCGCTACGTCTTCACGGTTGCCCTGCACTATGTCGGTGATCAGCCAGTGGTAGGCGTCGATCGGGTTGAACGTCAGGAACATCTGGTTTATACCGGCAGCGTTCGCCCTCCGCATTCGCAGGTTGAGCTGTAAGAAGTCCTCTTTTGTGATCTCGGTTGCTTCTTCGCACCAGACATAGTTTGCCTCGTATGACTTGATCTTTTCCGGGTCGTCCATGCCTTTGAAGAGTATTTCCGAATTGTTGAACCTTATAACAAGTTCTGACTTATTCAGGTAAAACGGCACCTGCATCTGGTAAAGTATGTCAAGAATAAGCCGGTATGCAGTTATCCGAAGTGCAGGCAGGGTTTTACGGATGACTAGGATCCTTGCGTTCGGGTGAGTAAGCAGCAGGTAAACAATATGTTGTGCAGTCGCTACGCTCTTGCCGCTTCCTGCTCCGCCATAAATTGCCAGGACCCGTTTGTCCTGGTTATTCTGAAAGAACTCGTGAAACGTCGCGAGTCGTTCTACCATCGACAATCTCGAATTGAACTTGTAACGGTGCCCCTTCAGGCCCGCTGATCTCCTGCTTTAACTGATCCCGTCTTCCCCACCGTTCAGGGAATCTTCGCTCAAGAATCCAACATGCATATTTAGTATCCGGATCGGCTTTTATCTTCTTTAACTGCTCCGCTTCTGCAACGGCTTCGGCATAAATTAGTTCCTCACAAAACTTACGAAACTTTTCTGAAGTTCCTTTCTCTCCCCATTGTCTCCACCGGTTAAAAGTATTGTAAGAAACTCTGGCAAGACCACATGCACCCTCATATGATAATCCTGCCTTGATACCGTCGAGTATCTTTTTCATACATTCATCATCGGCTTTACTGGGCCTGCCGCCTTTCTTCTTGATGGTGTTCCTGACGTTAACCATTGATCCTCACCGGCTCCTTTCCGGTTGCGTCTTTGAACCGCTGCAAGATAACTGCGCAATATTCGGGACTTATTTCTATTCCTCTGCATTTTCGCCCGGTGTTCTCACATGCTATCAGAGTTGTGCCTGAACCAAGGAAGGGATCATACCATATATCCTTCTCCTTTGAATAGGCTTTAATGAAAAATGTAGGCAACCCAACCGGATACGGTGCGGCGTGACCATTTGACTTATCAAAATTTACAGATACCACGTTTCCGGGATATGCTAACCCAGATCGCATTTCAACCGATTCATCAATACATGGAGTTTTCCCTTGGTTTTTGTGTATTGATCTTCCATCTCCTGAAAAGCATCTATCGGATTCAATTTTAACATTATCCGGGAAAAATAAAAACTCTGTGGATAACGCAAATTGATATACTGGTTCAAACTGGTTTTTAAATCTTCTGCGTGGTGCTTTTGGCGTTCCTGGATGTTTCCAGATATATTCCTCAATAAATAACCAATTATGATCACTTACAAGAGACTTAACCAAATCAAAAACATATAAGGAACGTTGCCCATTTTCAACATGTGGTTTGATATTTAAGAAAAAAGAACCGGTTTCTCCAATATGGTTTTTAATATTGCTCTGGACCGTTTCAAACCATTCAGAATACTTATCTACCGGAATGCCCCCGTATTGTTCTTTTCTCTGTTCCGCATATGGTGGCGATGTAATACACCCGATGGCTTTCTCCCCCATCATCACCCGTTCAACCACTGCCGGATCGGTGCAATCCCCACAAATTAACCGGTGATCGCCTAACTGCCACAAGTCACCCGTCTTAACCTTCCATATTTTGTTAAGTTCTGCCGCCCGGTCTATCTGCGGTTCAGCGTCTACTTCTTCCCGTGGCTCTTCCGGCTGACTGTCTGATATGAACCGGTCGA